GTTTAGTTTTATCATTTCTTTGACACCAAACTTTTTGTTCATTATTACTAATAACGAAGAATGAAGAAAATAAAGAAATTGTTATTAGTAATAATGAACAAAAAGTTTGGTGTCAAAGAAATGATAAAACTAAACAAATTAAACCAAACTATAGATTCTTATTTGGTACACCTGAACAAAGGGTTGCTTTTAGACTTTATGGTAGTGGTACTAAAAATTATTTAAATAACATTACAATGGATGATAATTCTCCTACTATTTCAGAATTTTATTTAGACCATTATGAAGTTAATGAATTATTTGATGATTTTGAAAATGGATTTGCTGATGCATATTTAAATGAGGTAAAAATTGTTATTAATAATTTATCATCATCACTAAGTGTTGGTGAAAGTGATATATTAGAAGCATCTGTATATAAGGGTCAAACATTAATACCTAATGCAGAAATTATATGGAGTGTATCAGATGATAATATTCTAGAGATTATAGATAACAAATTAACAGCTAAAACTATAGGACAAGCTGAAGTAATTGCTACACTAAAAAATACTGAAATTACTACAAAAGCTAGTATTAATGTGGTAAATACACCAGTAGTTGATGAATTTGAATTAATTGTTGAACCTAATGTTAGTTATGTTTTACAAAATAAATCACAACGTTTTAATGTCAATCTATATAAAAATGGTGTTAAGCAAAATGATATAATTTCATTTCAAGATATTTCAGTTGGTATTCCAACTGGTAAGTATAAAATTGAAGCAAATCAAGATAATTCTTTTGTTTTGTATAATAAAGGAATGTATATGGCAAAACCAGTTATTATTAGATGTGTAAGTGATAAGCAAACTATGGATTTAAAAATTATGTTGAGGGGGTTATATTAATGAATATTAATGAAGAATATGCAACATATAAAAATATGCCTAATATATCATATAAGATTATTGAGCATTTAATGACAAATCCTAAAGCTGAATTACTTTGGAAATTATTAAAGTATGATACAGTAGATGCTTATAATAAACCAGATTTAACTATAGAAGATAAAGCAAAATTAATTTGTATAGGTAATGAGTCATTGAAAAACGATTTTAGAATCTTTTTTGATTATATGTCTAATGATGCTGTTACAGACATGAAGACTATATTAAGAATATATCCAGCTGAGATATATCCCATTAATAGAGTTACTGGTGTATGTACAGTTAATCTTGAGATATTTACTCATTCAAAGATTAATCATTTGGATAATTATACAACAAGAGTTGACACAATAGTACAAATTCTTCTTGAAGTACTTAATGGTTCAGATATTGGTGGTATAGGAGTATTATTTTTTGATAATCAGGCAAGTCGTTATGATAAAGTTCAGACAATAGGGCAAAAACCTTACAAAGGTAAGTTGTTGAAAATGTCTGTCAATATGGGTTAATTATGCAAGAACATCTTAAAGAGTTGTATTTTGATGAACCAATACCATATAAAGAATTAAATATATATCCAGTTATAATGAAAGATTATTTAGACTTTCATTTTGCTGTGAGCTGTTTATTGATAGATAAGAATAGTATTCCTGATGCTAATATTATTAGTATGTCATACTTACGTTTTTTATATTATCAGGCTTTTGAAAATAATGAGCCCTATGTATATATGATAAAATTATTATTATGTATAGTCTTACACATGAAATTTGATGAAGAAATTAAATTTTATGTAAATTCAGATGATAAGGCATTTTTCAAGATAAATGATATAGAATATAATGCAGATGATTTTGATAATATTGTAAAAATTATTTTTGAACAAAATTGTATTACTGCAATTGATGAAACTATTCAAAAAGAAATACGTGATGCTTTAGAAAAGGCTGAACAATATAAAATGCAAAACAATAAGCAAAAAATATGTTCATTAGAAGAACAAATGATTTGTGTTCTTATTTCTACGTCTTTTAAAATGGAAGATATATATGAATTGACAATTAGAAAATTTGAGAAAATTTTACAACGTGTTGATGCTAAATTACACTACCAAATTTATCTTAGTGCTTCTATGTCTGGATTTGTAACATTTAAAGATGATAGTGCAATTCAACATTGGATGAACGACTTAACAAAAGATGATAAATATTCTGATGTTAAAGTTGATATGGAAGAAATACATCATAAAGTTGAAAGTGTAAATAAATAAACATCTTAACTATTGAGATGTAAAATAAAAATAGTTTTAATATAAGTTAATTTATAAAAATAAGAGGAGGAAAATAATTATGAAAAAGTTTTTAGTTAGTACAGCTGATGTATATGGTTATGACTCAAAAGATAACTTATTATTTGTTGGTAAAACTTTATTAGATAGTTCTATTGAAACTTCATTATCAAACACTGATGTTAGAGCAGGTAAAGGTAATCAATTACAATACATTTTCTATCATACAGCTGAAATGAATATTACTATTAATGAAGCACAATTTTCATTAGAGTTCTTAGCTTTAAATACTGGTTCTTCAATTGAAACAGGTGCAAATATCTGGTCAGAAGAAACAGTTACATTAGCAAATGGAGTTGGTTCAGTTACAAATGGTACTCCTTTAGCTATCCAATCTCAAACTATTTATGGTTGGGTTACTAAAGAAGATGGTACTGTTGAAAGAGTAGTATTTAGTGGTTCAAGCTTTACAATTACAGATACAAGTTACAATGGAAATGTTTGTGTAAGATATTATACAAATGATTCAGCTGCTCGTAAAGTAACAGTTTATGCAGATATGTTACCATCTACAATTAGATTAGTAATGGTTGGTACATTAGCAAGTTCTGATGCAACAACTAACCAAATTGGTACAGTTCAAATCGAAGTTCCACGTGCTTCAATGACTGGTGCATTTACATTAAGTATGACTCCAGATTCAGTAGCACAAACTCCATTATCAGTAAGAGCTTTAGCTGCTAATGAAAGTATTGGTGGATGTGATGGAAATAGACCAATTTATGCTACAATTACTGAAAAAATTAATGGTGCTCACTGGTATGATAATGTTATTGCTTTAGCAATCAAAGGTGGAGATTTTGATTTAGCTGCTAATGCAACAAAAGCATTACAAGTTTATGTTATCAAAAATGATGGTTCAGCTGCTTTCTTAGCTCCAATTGGAGAATTATCATTTGAAAGTTCAGACACTGCAAAAGCAACTGTAGCTGGGGGTATTGTAACAGGTAAAGCTGCTGGTACATCTACAATTAAAGCTACAATTACAGCAGTTCCTGCAATTGATGCTAATGTTGTTGTTACAGTTCATTAGTTATGAAATGCAAATATAGTCAGTATGTTATAAAAAGTGTTTTTGAGCAGTATTTAAACTGCTCTTTAACATGTGATAATTGTTTAAAACAAAAATTTTGTCATAAACAAAATAAGGCTATAAATACAGATGACTGGGAACAATGTCCTAGGTTAGTAAGAGAGGAGAATAAAAATGTTACTATTTCAAAAAAAACAAAATAAAAATACAAAGGTTGAAGCTGATATAACAGTTGCTAAACCAACAAAAATAGAATCTACAGAGCCAGTTGTTAAATCAACAGAAGAAAAATCTGAAGAACCAATTGTTGAAGAAGCAAAAACAAAAACTACAAAAAAAGAAAAGAAGACTATTTGTAGAGTTATTGTTGCTACACCAAGTTATTTTGTTATAGATAAAAATGGTGAAATTATCACTATTGAAGAAAATAATAACTATCATAAAGGAGAAGAGATTTTATATTAATCTCTTTTTTTTATATATAGAGTTTTATTTAGGAATAATTGGGTTCGAATCCCAAGCTCTATACCATTATAAATGACACAGAAGGATAGGAGGCGTTTTATGAATTGGCAAGAGATATTTTCGTTACAAAATTTACAAAATATCGCTACAATTTGTGGGACTATCATATTTACTGTATATATGTCTTTTAGAACTTTTAAGACAAAGCTAGACAAGGCAATGAGTGAAAATAAAACAGATGTCCCTAAAGAAATAGAGAAACAATCAGAATTAGATTGTGCAATTATGGCTGAAGCAGAAAAATTAAAAGAAATACTTAATGCCGATAGGGTACAGGTTTATGAGTTCCATAATGGTGTACATTACGCTAATGGGCGTAGTGCTCTAAAAACTACCTGTACTTATGAAACTTGTCGATATGGAATATCAGGCTGTTTAAATACGTTATCTGGTATCCCACTTAGTGTAATCCCTGTCTTTATTAGAGTGTTATTGGATAAGGGAATGTTGTTAGTAAAAGATTTAGAAGATATAAAGGCAACAATGCCATCGACCTATGAATTAAAAAAAGCAATGGGAGTTAAATCTTTTTATGACTATGTTATACGTAATTCTGTTGGTGAACCTGTTGGTTTTGTAGCCGTTCAGTTTTGTGATGGAGACTCACATTTTATAAATGAAGATGCGGTAAAAAAATTTGCTTGGTTTGTAGAAAACAAGTTATTAGAAATATAATTTAAAAGTTGGTGATGATATAAATGATTGAAGTAATCCTGGAAATAATATTAGCACTTTTCGTAATATTCACGATTATATTGCCTATATGTATTGGAATTTCAAAGGAACAAATTTGGGGTTATATACAAGAGAAGATAAAAGAGGAAGAAAAACACGAACGATTAAAGAGAAATATGAAACAAAGGAAGAAAAACAATCAAGGAAAAACACTATTAAAGTAAGAGAGGGGCTGCAATAATGATTTTGGGCTTAGATATGGCAACAAAAAAGACTGGTTACGGCCTACTAGATGAAAATGCTAATTTATATAGCTATGGTGTTATAAGGACAACTAGTGATGAACCTAGAGAGAGAATAAAAGAAGTTTATAATGCTATAGAAAATATTATTAGAAATAATATAATAACACATATGGTGTTTGAAGATGTGCCCGTAACAAGTCATAACAATTTAAAGACTGGTAAGGACTTGTGTATATTACAGGGGGCTATTTTGTCTTTGTGCTTCAAATATCAAATAGGATATACTTTTTATGCACCATCATCATGGAGAAGTTTAATAGGAACTTATGATGGTACAAAGGCAGGTATGAAAAGAGATGTTCAAAAACAAAAGGCAGTAGATAAGATTAATGAAATTTATAGTTTAGGTTTTATATATAATAAAACGGAAACAAAATCTAAACAAACAGATGATGATAAAGCTGAAGCTATTTGTTTAGCATTAGCATATATAGAAAATATGTGCAGAAGTAAATAAGGAGGATTTTTTTATGAAAATTACAGTGAAAGATAAAGAAATTGAATTAGTAAGAGACTATTTAACAAATGGAGAAGTTAATTATATTGTTAGTACAGTTTTAAAAATGTATAAACAATCTGGTGATATTGATGGCTATAGATATAGTCCTTTGACTATGTTAACTAATTTTTATGCCCTATTATTTGGCTTCTGCATTGAAGGTTATGATATAGAAAGTGATGATGATTATAACAAATATTATAATATAGGTACACAATATGAATTGCTAAAAGTGGTTACTAATGCTGATGAGGCTTATCATTTAGCAATGGAATTATCTAATAGATTAAATAGTATTGAAAATATTGTTGATATAAATATGAATAAATTTGTTGAATTAGTATCTACAAAGATGACTGATATTGGAGAATTACAAGACATTATGAATAAACTACCTAATGAATGGAAAGAGGTAGCTGGACAATTTAATAAAATCACTGGTAATGATAACAAAGAAGACGTTTAGGTCTTCTTTTTTTTAGGAAATAACAAAAATGAGGGAGGAGGCTATATTTTATGGCTAATTTAACATATATAACTAATATAAATCAGTTAAATAAGGAATTAAGTATTATAACAGAAGATGTATTAGATGATGTGTCTGATAAATTATTGAAAGACTTTCAACAACATCTTGATGATACTATATATGCTGCTCCCATAGGAGACTATTCAAGATATTATAAAAATGGTGGTTTTTATAGTGGTTGGATGATAGATAGAGTTACAAATTTAACACGTTCTTTGGTGTTTGATGGTATGAGTTTAGTAGCTCCTAGTAATGACATGGCTAACAATCAAATGTCACATGGTGGACGTCAGGGAGAAGATGTTAGGGATATGTTAGCGGGTATACTTAATGATGCTAATTATAATGATTATTATTCTTATAGTGGTGGTGCTAAATATCTTACATCTTTAGGCAATGGTTATTGGGATACATATTTTATTGATATAGATGAAAAAATAGAAAAATGGTTAAACGTAGAGTTTAAAAAATATGGAATAGTTAGGAGGTGAGGATAGGACATGAACAAGGATTATTATATTAGATTACAAGCTAAGATTGATGATAGTAGCAAAACAGTTGGTGAGTTAAATAAACAAATTAAAACACTTGAAAATCAAATTGATGATTTAAAAATCAGAGTTGATGCTAAAGAAGTAAAAAATGTAACTGGTCAGTATAAAAGTCTAGATGAGGCTTTAAAGTCTGTTGATACTAGTTTAGATAAAAATCTAACAGGATGGACTCAGCAAAATCAAAAATTAAAGACCACTAATGCTACTGTTACTACATATAAAAATGCTTTAGGTGACACTTTAGAAGTTACAACAAGATTAAATAATGGTCATCAAACTTTTGGTGTTTCATTAACTAAAGTTAATACAGAACTTGCTAAGAATGTTATAGCTGCCAACTCTTCTGCTGCACAATATCAAAGCTATGATAATGTTCTTAAAGCACTAAATGTAGATTTAACACAATATCAAAAAATTAGTAGTACACAGGATTCTAATGGTAATGTTGTAGAAAAGTGGACAAATAATTCTGGTAAGATTATCACTATGACAGGTAAAATGGTTGATGGTCAAAAAAAATATATTGCAACCATGAAAGAGGTTAATGATTCTGTAGAACAAAGTGCTAAACAAGCTGATAAGTGGAAATATTCTTGGGCTAAAGCAGTTCAATCATTTTTAACTTATCAAACAGTTATGGAAACCCTTTATCAATTTAAGAACGCTGTTAATCAGATGGTAGAAGAAGTTATCAAACTAGATAGTGCTTTAGTTGAACTACAAAAGGTTACTGATTTAGAAGGTAATAGTCTAGAGAAATTTACTAATAAAGCATATAAAGCAGCCAGTACAGTTGCAAAAAGTGGTAGTGATATGATTAAAGCTGCAACAGAATTTGCTAAAGCTGGTTATAAAGATGAAGACCAAATATTGGAATTAGGACGTCTAGCATTGATGTATACAAATATTGCTGATGAAGAGGTTAATGCTGCTCAAGCTTCTGAATTTATTATTTCGCAAATGAAAGCATTTAATATTGAAGCAAAAGATGCAATGCATATTATCGATGCTGTAAATGAAGTTGCGAATAATTTTGCTGTTAGTTCAGCAGATATTGCTAATAATTTAGGTAAATCATCAGCCGTAATGGCAAATGCAGGTAATAGTTACGAACAAATGATTGGCTTAATAAGAAAAATAGGTCAAATAAAACAATTTGAATTGACGGGGAAGTCCTTAGAGATTTATCTACCAATCATTAGCAGTGATGTTAATGAGGCGTATACTAACTATATATGATATGGTAACAAAGATAAATATTGGATAATCCGCAGCCAAGCATCTTGAGAATGAAGATGAAGGTTCAACGATTAGTAAGTCCTTAATAATAAGGCATACACTCAAGTGAGTGGAAGTGAATTGCACCTAATACAGGTGAAGATATAATCTAATCTTATATGAGAATGTAAGGAGTTGTTAATTATGGGAATAAAAAAAACAAATGAAGAAGTAAAAAGGTATTTTAAAGAAAATGGATATGATATGATTTCTGAGTATACAAATAGTCAAACTCCAGTTTTAGTATCAAAAAATGGGTATAAGGCATATATTACATATAGTAATTTTAGAGAAAATAAGAGGCCTAGTTTTTATGGCCTAAATAATATCTTTTTTAAAGAAAATATGTCTCTTTTTTTGCATAATAAAGATTGTAAAATAGAAGTTTTGGACATAAATATTGTAAGTAAGGGTAACAGAAAGAGGGTATTGTTATCATTAAAATGTGGTTGCGGAAAGTTTTATAAAAAAACTTGGGATACTTTGTATGGGAAAACTTATGTACAATGTAACGATTGTGTCAAAAGAAAGATAGGACTACACAGAAGGGGCTCTAAACAAAAAATATTTGACTTTATAGAAAACAAGAGATATACAATAATTGATAAAAGTAAGGATTATTTAAGAAGTGATTGGATAGAAGTTATAAATCAAGATGGATATAGAGGATTTGTCAGTTATAATAAATTATCTCAGGGTAAAAATATGTCTATTTTCAATATAAAGATAAACAAGAAAAATTTCATCTATAATATTAATAATTATTCTAAACTTCATGGTTATGGAATAGAGGCTATTAGAATTTTAGATAAAGGTAAATGGATAACTCAGGGGATAGAGTTGAGATGTAGTTGTGGAAAGATATTCCAAACTTCTATCGGTTCATTTCAAAATAGTAAATATAGATGTGAAAATTGTTCAAAGAAGATGTCAAAGTGGGAGCATATTGTTAGAGAATATTTAGATGATTGTGGCATAAAATATATTAGTGAATATCGTTTTAATGATTGTAGAGATGTATTGCCTCTGCCTTTTGATTTTTATTTGGTTGATTATAAAAAGATTATTGAAGTTGATGGTGAACAACATTTCAATGTTGTCACATTTGGTAGCGACCAACAAGTGGCGGTTGATAATTTTAAAACCACACAACTTCACGATAAAATAAAAAATGATTATTGTATAAAAAAAGACATACCATTATTAAGAGTATCCTATAATGATGTGAAAAACAAAATTTATTCCCAAAAAATAAAACAATTCATTGGAGAGTAACGAACTCCAATTAATATAATGTATTAACTGCTGGTACAGAAATTACTCGTAATGCATCAAAAGTGTCAAATGGTTTAAAAACTATCACTTTACGTCTTCAGGAAAATTTAATAAATCCCTGGTATGTACAGAAATGTGCATAAAGAACACATCTAATTGCAGGTAATGCGTAAAGCCTAGCACCAAAACAGAAAGATGAAATATGCTTAAATGGTAAAGGTACGAAAGTAGAAAAAACGCTAGGATAATATATGGTGGAAACGCCTAAGTATACATATAATCGCTGTTCTTGCAGGCAAACTCCGAATAGGAGAAGCTTCAACGACTATCTTTAAGGCGGGACGTAATAAACGCCAATAAGAGTAGGGCTCTAAATCGCAAAAGAGAGTAGGTGAAAACCCTTTAAATCGAACAGGTGTGCCCTTCATGATATTAATCATAAGGTGAAGAAATAGTCTAAACTTATATGAAAGTATAAGAATTTGTGAAATAGAAAAGGTAAAGAATATGAATAATATTTTAAAAGAAAAAGAGTTAAAAATTATCGATAATAACAATGGTTACTATCATTTAATAGATGAAAATGGATACCATCTTTCATTAACTTTAGATACATTAAAAAATAGAGAAAAACATAGAATTATAGATAAGCACAATCCTTATAGTATTGAAAATATAAAAAGATGGCTTGTTTTAAAGAAAAAAACTTGTAAATTAATCTCTACTAATTATAAAGATAATAATACAAAGTTGGAGTGGAAATGTAAATGTGGAAATTCTTTTTTTGCCAGTATAAGTAAGGTTATGTATAGGAATAAAGAATTTTGTAATGAATGTTCTCTCAAACTTAAAACGGAAAATATAAGAAAAACATCAGAATTAATTAAAAGCATAAAAGAAAAAGGATATAAGATTTTGACAAAGGGTAGCATTAAGAATTGTGATGATAAAATTGTTGTTATAGATAAGTTTGGTTATAAATATGAGTTGATAGGTCGAAGCTATCTAAAATACAAACCTATTCCTATAATAAAAACAAATCCGTATGTAATAGAAAACATAAAAAATTATTTAAAAAAGAATGAAGTTCCATTGCAATTATTATCAAATAAATATTGTAGAAATAATAAAAAGTTAACTTTTAAGTGTCATTGTGGAAATACTTTTGATTCTTCTTGGGTTGATGTGATTTACAATAATAGAATTTTTTGTCCAAAATGTTCTTGTCATATATCTAAAGGTGAACAAAAAATTGAAAAATATTTAAAACAAAATGGCATTAAATATAAAAGGCAATACTCTTTTGAAGACTGTTATTTTAACATAAAAGGGAAATTGAGATTTGATTTTATTATTTATGTAAACAATAAAATAAAGGTAGTAGAGTTTCAAGGAATACAACATTATAAACCTATAGATTATTTTGGTGGTAAGAAGGGGTTCTCTTATCAAAAGAAAAGAGATGCTATTAAAAGAAACTATTGTAAAAAAAATAAAATTCCTTTGTTGGAGATTCCTTATTATGATTTGAAAGAAGAGGTATATATAGAATCTTTAAAAAATTTCACAAATTTATAAGTGTTGCGTACTTATAAAATAAAATGGTATGAATGATGATGGTGAAAAGAATCTTGAGTTAACAGCTCAAATGGAAGCTTTGTATAAAAAATTAGGTATTAGTGTATATAAATCAAATGGTGATATGAAAAATACCTATGAATTATTACAAACTTTAGCACCTATTTATCAAAAAGCAACAGTTGCAGAAAAAGCTTATATTACAGAAACTATTGCTGGCAAATATCAAGCACAAAATGCTGTAGCTATTTTAAATAACTTTGCAACAGCAGTTAAAGCTACAGAAACAGCTATGAATAGTGCTGGTAGTGCTGCAAAAGAAAATGACAAAGTAATAAATAGTATACAAGGTCATATTAATAGTTTTAAATCTGCATTTGAAGAATTGTCTAAAAATGTTATTAATAATCAATTAATTAAAAGTATTATAGATGTTGGTACTGCACTATTACAACTTGGGAATAGTGATATGGTGGTTGTTATAGCTAGAGCTGCAGCATTAGCTCTTGGTTTTAAAATGTTACAGTCTGCCATAAGTGGTACTTCATCTATTGTTAAAAAAATTGGTGATTCTATTTCAGGTGCTGGTAAGTCTTTAAAGTCTTTTGGTAATATAATAACTGCTATCATAAATCGTTCAAAAGTTCTTAATTTACAACAAAAGGTTAACAATCAAACATTAAAACAAACAAAACTAGAGATGTTGGATTTAGGCTTAACAACTGATGGTGTTAATACAAAAAAACAAGCACAGATTTCTATCAACAATTCTTTGAAAGCATCAACATTGGCTTTGAACGCTGCTTTAGGTATAGCTTCTTTAGCGTTATCTGCTGGTATTTCATTATATCAAAAACACAAACAAGCTCAACAAGATGCTATAGATAAAACTTTAGACGACTCAGCTAAAGCCGATAAAAACATTCAAAATATAAATTCAACAATTAGTAAAGTTGAAGAATTAAGGGGAATAACTGATAGTAGTACTTCGACTTATGAGGATGCTGCTAAAGCTAGAAAAGAATTAAGCACTATTCAAAAACAATTGATTAATGATTATGGTTTAGAAAGTGACAAGATAAATTTAGTCACTGGCTCACTATCAGAACAAATCTTAGAATTAAAGAGATTAAAGAAAGAACAAGCTGCTGATTATGTTTCACATCATCGTGATGCATATAATGATGCTAAAAATAAAGTATATGGAGATGGTTTGCGTCAAAATTATGGTGGTGATAGTATTGCTGCCTTAGGTACTACTGGAAACCATTGGAGTACAAATGAAAGAAGTATGTTTTTTTTAGGCGATAAAGATGGTTCACGACGTAAAAAATATATTGAAGAGCAAAAATTTGTAAAACAATATATAGAAGATTACGAAAAAATAATGAGTAAGTATGGGGAGGTTCAAAAAACATATGACCTTCATAATAAAGAATTGACATCATTATCCTTTGATGCTAAAAATATTGATGAAAATAAAAAGGGATTAGAAGAATGGAGAAAATATCTTCTTAAACATGAAAAAGAAATAGTTAAGTCTGGTGTGTTGACACAAAAAGATTTCGATAATGCATTAAGCTATACCACTAGAGGAATAGATGACTTAAATAAAAAATATGGTGACCATTATAAAATACTCGATGAATACAAAAAAAAACTATTGGCTGCTGCTGGTGAGGAAACATTTAAAGAAGAATTAAAGAAATTAGCTGATACAGAAGGTTTATCAGAAAATAATGTTAAGGCATTAATAAAGAAGTATGATGGTCTTGATGAAGCATTAAAAGTTAATAAGAAAAGTGTTAAAGATTTAATAGAAGAATATCAAAATATGCCAGTTTCTTTACAAGGTAGTGTAGGTGCTATTAATGGTGCTTTAAAATCTATTAATGATAATGAATTAACAAGAAGTCAAATTCTCAAAATTGACAAAAATAGTCCACAAGAGCTACAGGATGCATATGGTAAATTAAAAGAAGTTGCTGAAGGGTCACATGTTAGTTTAGAAAAACTTGTAGATTATTTAGTTAGTATTGGTAAAATAGCTCCAGATGTTAGTGAAAAGATTTCTACTTCATCAGAAATACTTGCTAAGTATCATAGAGAAATAAAAGACATTAGTGCATCTTTAGATAGTTTACAAGCAGGGTTTAATGCTTGTGTTGCTGCTCAAGAAGAGTACAATGAAAATGGATATATTACTATTGACACTTTGCAAGATTTATTAGCTAAAGGTTGGGAATATTACGATGCCCTTGTAGATGAAAATGGGCAAATTAGACTTAATCAAGACTCATATAAAGATTTAGTTAATGCTAAGTTATCTGATTTAGAAACAACTATTACACAATCTTATTATGAAAAATTATTAGCTATAGACCACTATGGTACGGCAGATGCTACAGCCGCAGAAAAAGTTTTATATGAACAATTGGTTAATTCTTGGAAAAAGAGTCATACCACAATTGATGAAACAAGAAGAAAAATTGAGGCATTACAAAAGACAATTAATGATAGTGGTAATGAAACTAAAAAGAAAGCTATGTCACAAGCTACAGCTGAATATAAAGATTCTATGGCTTTATTTCAATCTGCTAAAGCTGGTGTTCAAAAATCATTAAAAAGTGCTATGGGTTCTGGTAGAGGTTCTAGAAGAGGTGGTGGTTCAAATAGAGCTACTAAAGAAAAAGAATGGTGGGAAACAGAACTTGAAAAATTAAAACAACAATTTAGTTATAGTGAAATTACAATTGAAGAGTATATTAGAGGGCTAGATAATTTATTAGGTAGAGTTCAAAGAGGAAGTGACGCTTGGCGTAAAATAAATGAGGAACTTCAAAAGCAACGTTTAACTAAAATTGAAGATGACTACAAAAGAGGAACTATTAGTCTTGATGAATATATTAATAAATTAAAAGAGTTATCTGCTGCTTATAGACAAGGTTCAAAAAGTTGGCAAGACTTAGCAGATAAGATTAAAAAGGCTCTACAAGATAAAGCTAAACTTCAAAAAGATAATTTGGCTACTTCAAAAAATGCAGCTGCAAAATTAATTGATGAAGAAATAGATAAGCTGAAAAATCTAAAAAATTCACAAGAAGAATACTATGACAAATTAATTGAAGATAAGAAGAAGGCTAATGAAGAAACTAACAAAGAGTTAGAATTAGCTAAACTTCAAGAGGCATTGGCAAATGCTAAAAGAGAAAAAACCAAAAAAGTGTGGCACGCAGGCATTGGATGGGTAAAATATTGCCCTGCATTATAGTAATATAATGTGAAAAGATAACTATATCGGTTAAAAGGTGGAAGCACCTAAGACCGAGGTAAGGCAAGGATGATAATAATGATAAAAACACAATATTTTTTAAATAAAGCATATTCAGTAAATAACAAGATAAAAATTTATTGTAAATATTATAATAGTTATACTAAGATGGATGTAGAATGTAAAAAATGTGCTTATAAATGGCAAATGCTTCCATCAAATATTCTAAAAGGGAGGGGTTGTCCAAGATGTGCTGGTAATATGAAAAAGACAACAAAAGACTTTATTAAAGAGATGTTTTTAATAAACAATGAGATTAAAATAATGTCAAATTATAATGGAGCTTCTGTTAAAATTGATTATAAGTGTAAGAAATGTGGTAATATTTGGAGTGCAAAACCTACTCATTTATTAGGAGGGCATGGTTGTCCAAATTGCCTACAATCTACTGGAGAAAGGACAATAAAGTCTATTTTAGATAAGTATAACATAAAATATACTAGACAACAAAAATTTGATGATTTAATAGGAATCAAAGGTGGTAAGCTATCCTTTGATTTTTATTTGCCTGATTATAATTTGTTAATTGAATATCAAGGTAGACAACATTATCAGCCATCTGGATATATGGGTGGTTTAGATAAATTCAATTATCAAATAGAAAATGATAAAATAAAAAGAAAATATGTAAAGTTAAAAAATATTAATTATTTGGAAATATCATATAAAGATAACATAAAAAATAAGTTATTATCATTTCTTGAAACCGTAACGACTGCAGGATGTCAGTAGTAATATTGATGTTGAAGTTATCCCCCTTGTATATAAGGGTGAATATACAGTCTGAACTGCAAATATAACTTAACAATGAAATTGCAGAATTAGGATTAACGTCCTAATCGCCGAGTATATTCGGTCAGTAATCAATAATGGTGAAAGTAACAGTTTGATGGGAAAACGACAAAAAAGCAATTAAAGATGCTCAAGAAGCACTTGATAAGTTTAACCAGGAAAGAGAAATCAATGATTTAGAAAAACAAAAAGATGCAGCTGTCAAGGCTATTGATGAACAAATTAAAGGTTGGGAGAAATATAAAAAATCTTGGACAGATGTTGCAGATGATTATGAAAAGCAACAAGAAAGAATAAAATTAGCACAAACATTAGGTGCACAAACAGAAAATGAAATTTTACAAAAAAGGATTGAAGCAGTAGAAAGATATAGGAATGCATATCTAGCTACAATGATGGAGATTTCAAGATTAGAAAACACACCATCTGATAGGTTAAGTGGTTATAGCACACCATCTGTTGCAACAAGCTCTGGTGCTCCAATAGCTCCATCTGGTGGTTCTTCTAGCCGAACATATACGGTTCAACGTGGTGATACACTAAGTGGAATTGCAGCAAGATATGGTACAAGTTGGCACAATATTTATAATGCTAATAGAGGTATTATTGGTGGTAATCCAAATTTAATTAGACCTGGTCAAAATTTAACTATACCAGGATTTGCTAGTGGTGGTGAGGTTGATTATACAGGTTTAGCAATGCTTCATGGAACTAAGTCTAGACCAGAATATGTGTTAAATAATGACCAAATGAGAAACATGTTGTCTAATTTAACTAGACCACAAACATCAAGTAATATTAATACAAGTAATAACTCTGTACACAATTATAATTTTGGTAATATATCTTTACCAAATGTTCGTAATGCACAACAATTTGTCACAGAATTAAAATCTTTAGTTAATATTACAAGACATCAATAAAAAAAATAGGGTGCCAATATATTATTGGCATTCCTATTAAAAAAACATTTAATAAAAAATATAAAATTTTAACAGAAAGGTTAGGTGATTAAATTGTTGTATCAACCACGTAATGTTGAACCATCATCAACTTCTATAGATGGATTAAAAGACAATAAATTTACAATGGAAGTACAAACAAATTCATATATTTCAGCATATCAATTATATATTGTAGATTTTGATAATAAGACTATTTACAATGGGTCTAAAGTAACACTAACTAATAAATTATATAATGGTGATATATTAACAATTCCTGTTAATGCTAGTGATGTAAGATTAAGCAATGGTGCTAACTATAAATGGCATGTAAGATTATATCAACCAACTGCTGATATGTTAATTACTTATGGTTTAGTACAAGCTGCTGGTTCAACTACAGATATCCACTTACAACCAAATATTAATATTAAAGTTGGTATGTCTTTAATAATTAATAGTCAGACTAGAGTAATATCAGCTTATAATTTAAATACAGGTGTTGCTACAGTTGCTAGTCCATTCTCTGTTAGTCCAAGTGTTGGAACAAAGTACAATGTTTGTTCTGATTTTATAGAAACAATACCAGATTATATTGTATATGCTAGACAAACACCAGTGGTGGCTATTAACAATGTACCATCCCAATTAACACTGAAATATCACACATTTCAAGGTGAATATATGCAAACAGATAATATTCCTATTGTATATCATCAATTTGACATTTATAAAGATGATGACAATGGTAATAAGGTTTTAGTGAAAACAACTGGTAGAGTTTATTCTGCTAATTTAGAGTATACATATGATGGGTTTAGAACTGGTAATAAGTATTATATAAGAATGACAGTTGAAAATGATATGGGAACTATATCAACAACTGAACTATATTCATTTGATGTTAACTATGAGATTGTTGAATATTTGCAACAGCCAAAAGCAGTTTTTGATAGTAAACAAAATGCTATTAAGGTTACTTGGGTTACACCAATTGAACATGATATGGCATATAAAAGTGGTAATGGTGGAATACGATACCTTTATAATACACCATATGACAATTCGAACTCTTTATATACTGATGACTACTCAATTACTTGGGCTACATTAGATGGTTTATGTGTGTTACCAGATGATTTTAATATTACATTTCAATTTAGCCCAGATGGTAATTTTTATTATAATGATAATGGTGAATATACAGAGGTTGTAGAATTAGTTTCTGCCTTTACAGATGGTGCGGGTACTAATGGTGACTTTAATATTAAAATAGATAAAAATACATTAATATTTGAACAAAAGCCTAATGTTAGTTTAACACTGCCATTTTATTTAAATACAGTACAAACTTTTGTTTTATCTTCTACTGGTATTGCACAAATTAATGCAGACTATGTTTGGGATGATAATGCGACTTGGAATGATACTTACATTTGGACAGAAGGTGGTACATCACTTGAACGTATTTGTAACCATTGGTGGAAGGTTCAAATAACAAAAAGGGGAATAAGGATAGAAGAAATATTCCCAACAGCATAAAAAGGAGGATGAAATATGTTATTAACAAAATTTACAGTACATAATAACGTAAAATTAGACTTCTTTCATTTAGAGGAGGTTTCATCTGCTAATGAAAATGTATTTAGCAATACTAAGTATAAACCAACATTGAATAATTCTTCACGTTTCTTAGTAACATTTGATGATGCCACTACCACATCTCAAGGTATTGCCAATATTGCTTTAGGATATAATTTCTCTGTATATCGTGAAATTAAAGATACAAATCAATTAGTTTATGTTACTAAACTTGGTGATGGTGATTTATCTATTACAGATTATAATGTTGTAAATGATACAAATTATAAATATTATATTTTTAAAGAAGATGATAGAGCTATTTCAGAAGCAGTAATGTCAAATAATGTAAAGACATGTTGGTGGGATTGGTCTTTAACTAATATAGTTCCAGATACAAATCAAAATGGTTTATATTATGCGACAGGTGATATATGGAAGTTTAATTTAAATATAGCAAGTGCTGCAAGAACACAAACATTAAATAATACAGTATATAATAACCTTACACGTTTTCCAAAAGTATCCTCTGGAAAATTAAATTATTCTCAAGGTTCACTAACTTGTTTATTGGGTAATATTAAGAAAACCGCTAATAGTTTGGGAGAATATATTGAACCAGCAATAATGTTAGATGAATGGAATAAATTTTGTGCAGACGGTCACATTAAATTATTAAAAGATAGAAAGGGTAATGCTATGCTTGTAATGATTACAGATTCATCATCACAATTAGATGACATTACTAATGAACAAGCTAATTCTATTACATTTAATTGGGTAGAAGTTGAAGATTCAAATAACATTACGATTATAGGAAGATAATATGCATGATACTAGAGCTTTAGCTAATACTCAACAGGGTATTTTGTGGGGTAAATATGGTGAAGTTTTACGTCTTGTAGATAGCTCTAGCATAAGTATGAGTTATCTAACAAATGTCTTAAAACGTCCTAATTACACATCATGTTTTAGATTATTTGTTCTAAATCCAGATGAAACTATTAACTATGAGATTCCACAAGAGGATATAATACTTAATTCTGGTAATTTTACAGAAAATTATCAGAATGGTCAAAGAAAAAGTGTAAATATAAATTTAATAAATATTGATGGAAAATATACTCCAAGTATTAACACAATTTGGGTTCATAATAAATTTCGTTTTGATATAGGATTAGAATTTGATGGGCAAGTATATTGGTTTCCTAGAGGTATATATGTTTTAGGAAATCCAACTGCATCACATCAAGATTCTGATAAACAAGTGACCTTAACATTAGTTGATAAATTTGCTTTATTAGAAGGTAAAGCTGGTACACTAGAAGCAACTTATGAAATACCAGTAGACTCAGATATTAAACAGGCTATTATAGGTATTTTAACTTTAGATAATGGTTCTGGTTATCCTATAGATTTAAAACCTATTATTTATGATAGGGTTTTTGAAGGCTTAAAAATGCCATATACATTATCAAAAGATGCAGGAAGTACATTAGGGGAAATGTTATTAGAAATTGGTACAATTTTAAATGCAGAAGTGTATTATAATTCACAAGGAAATTTATGTTTTATTAATGTTAATGAAACAACACTTGATATACAAAAAACTGCTTTGTGGGACTATGAGGATACTCAAAGAGATTATTATGGTGCTACAGCTAATTATGATTTTGAAAATGCTATTAATGAGATACAAATTGTTGGTGATAACATTAATAATAAGATTTTTTCAGCAATGGCACAAAATACCAATCCTGTATCACCACTATGTGTCCAACGTATAGGACGTCGTGTTGAATATATTAATGACAGTAATATTTATAGTGATGATTTGGCACAACAACGTGCAAATTATGAACTTAGAAAATATAGTATCTTAAAGACAACAATGAGCATTACTGTGTCTTTTAATCCATTACTTTTTGTGAATAATTTAATTAATCTTAGTGATAGTTTTTATAAATTAAAGAGGGGAAGATTTTTGATACAATCTATTTCTTATACTATTGGAAATGAAAGTCAAATGACTATTAGCTGTTCAAATTTAAATAACTTTAACTTTAATATGGAAGTAGAAAATATTATAACTATTCCTTCTACTTATACTAATACTAATCAACTAGGAGGAGGTAATGCTTTAGACGTAGTATTTACTCTTTAATATTATATGAAAGGAGGATGTGAAATATGGCAAAAATAACTTATGCAGATAAAGTATCAGTGAGTGAAGATTCTAATATACCTACTATTAATAAAATTAAGGCAGATGATATGAATGAAATTAAGAGAGTTGTAAATACAAATTGTGATGAACTAACAGCTATTTTAGATAGGGTTTATCCAGTTGGTAGGGGTTTTATAGATTTTACAAATACAGATTATACAAACTATTTAGGTTTTAAATGGGAACGTGAATTGGTTGGTATGACGGCTGTGGGTATTGATGTCTCTCAAACTGAATTTGATACTATTGGTAAAACAGGTGGTAGTAAATATATGCAGGAACATAGACATAAAGGTTTATCTTGGATGGGGGCTGATGATACTCAAAGTATAAGTTTAAATGGTGGTACATCTGGTAAAGGCTG